TCGCCATCGTAGCCAGCAAAGCCCGCAGAGGTGAGCCCAGGCAGCGGGCAATCTTCCACCCGCGCCTGGAACTTGGCCTTGCGAAACGCTGCAAGGTCAAAATCACTCACAATGTGATCTCCTTGCCCTTCTCAGCCACGTTGATAGTGCAGCTGGCCACAATGTCACCACCGGCGGGGAAGGTCCGGGCAATGGCCAGAATGCCCTGCTCAATGAAGTGCTGCGGCTTGGTTTTGTCTGGATAGAACCGGAAGTACAGGTTCTGGCCCTGCACGCTGGCAATGGTGTCGCTGATGCCGTCGGTCAGGTCTACGCTGAACGAAGCGTTGTTCAGGCTCTGGGAGGTGCTGTTCTTCACCCGGGTGTAAGTCTGCTTACTGGATGAGGAATAGCCCACTTCGGAGGGTACGAAGTCGTACGCATCGAAGGCTTCAATAAACTCCGGCGTGGCAAAGCTGGCAAACACGCCCTTCGCCAGGTCTCCGGTGTGGATCTTCGGCAGGGCGGAGCTGAATTCCACGTTGCCGAGCGCGTAATCAATGGTCGGGATCGGAAATATGGCGCTTTCTTTGTGGCGGTTAACCAGCTGGTAGATCTCGCCTTCTTTCACGGCTGCAGCGGTGCCGCTGCTCAGTCGCACCTGGCCAAGCTCAATGGAGCCAACCGGGATGTAGGGAGGTCCGCCGGCTTCGCCGCGGGTCTCCACAAACTCGGTGCCTTCAGTGCCCGCCTCTGCGCTCACAGTGCCGGTGCTGTTGCACACAATACTGGTGATCAGGTGAGTGCCTGTGGATGCGCGGGCGACTGACACGGAAGCCTGAGACGCCACCGCCAACTCCACGCCGCCAACAAACGCCGTGAATGCAGCCACGGCCACGGAATCGTTGCCACTGGCCGGGGTGATTTCTGCACCGGTTACCACGCCATCGGGGCGCACTACCGGAGCAAAGCCGGCAGCCTGAGACCACAGCTCTTCTCCGGACTCAAACAGCTGGGCGTCGCCGGTATCGGTCAGTTCTGTCATGGGGAAAGCATTCTGCCCGCCTTCAAATTCGAGCAGCGCGTTGTCTGTAGACATAGGGTTTCTCCTGGTTTTCTAGCGCCACCGGGCGCGGGGTTAGTGCGGTTGGGGTTATTGCTGGTAGGGGCTGGTGTTGCTGGTTTCGTACACGATTTCGAACGTCACCAGAATGATCATTTCTTTCTGGCCGGGGTCTGGCGAATCCATCACGGAGTCTGTGTAGCTGATGTGCTTGCACAGGCCGTTCAGGGTGTTGTCTTCACTCAGGGCATCGTTCAGCAGCTCCGCCAGCATTCGGTTGCCCTGAACGCTGGAGTTAATGCTGAAATCCCGGGTGGCCATTTCGCCCACGTTCACGGTGAGCGTTACTTCGTACTTCCGGTACTTGAGCTTTTCCGCTGTTTCGGAGGGGTCCCAAAGTACCCGGGCGGGCAGGTCTCTTTCGCTGTCCAGCTGTTCGCCACGGGCCGCGCCAAGGCGGGTGGCAAAGGCCTGAACAATCTGTTCCCGAATGCTGTCTGCCATCAGTAGCCCCTCAGAATTGCATCGATTTCTTTTTCAAATTGCTGCATCTGGTACAGCGCCATGTCTTCGCCAACGGTTTCTTTTACATCGGTGAATACCTGGGAAAGCGACGGGCCATAGAACACCTTGATCTTGCCGCCCTGTGCGCCGGTTTTGGCCCTCCGGCCAACGATCGCCACCCGGCCAGAGGTGCCCGGCAGTACCATGTAGAACGGCTTGCCTTCTATCTCGTCGTCTCCGGAGAACACCTTGGCGCCGCCCGTGGGCTTAACTTTTATCCGCAAGCCGCGCGAAGGTATCGCTGGTGGCTTCAGCCAGCCAACTTTGTCTCCGGCAATGCTTGTATCGGTTGAAAACCGGGACAACAAAAGCCCGCGGGTTGGAGTAGAAACCTTTGCCTGCGGGTTCCGGATCGATGCCTTGGTGATGGTCAGCAGGCTTTTGGCGTAAGCCGCGCTCAACCGAACTTGTTTGCGGATTTCCTTGCTGGATTCTGTGCGTGCTTTGGAAACCGTTTTGTTGGTTGCCCGCATTCTGGCCCGGGCCGCTCCGTCCGAGAATCGAGCCAGCAGGGCCTGCACCTCCTGCAAACTGGTACGATCAACTTGAACTTCCATTTACCCAGTGCCTCGTTACGTAGCCGTCGTCAGTGATCATGCCGTCAAAAGTCCAGGTGCTATCCCCGGTCCAGCTGGGGTCTGTAATCACCACCTTGTGCCCGCGCCGTGGGCGGTTCACGTAGGTTTTGCGGATTTCCAGTTCGTCCCGGTTCGCCGGCATGTTGGTTTCGAACGCCTGGCGCTGCTCTACCTGCAGATCAATGATCACCCGCACCGGAAACGGCGCATTGGTGCCATCGTCGTACATGGCATCCATCGCAAACTGATCATCAATGGCGACCTCAAGCCGGGCCGCCATCGCATCGAATTTGCTCACGGTCAGCCGCCGCTGGCTTCGTCTTCGGTGTCTTCTGGCTGTTCAGCCGGAAGAATCCGCACCTTGTCGCCTGCTTTTTTTGCTTCAGCCGGGGTCATTTCCAGGCGGGTGCCGGCTTTGATGACAACTTTCGCGCCGGTTTTGTCGCGGTCTTCGCAGCGCTTTACAAATTCAACGGTTACCTTGTTAGCCATGGCTTGCTTCTCACTTTGTGGTAGGGGTTCGGGGCCGGCATAACGCCGGGCCCCTATCTGGCGCACTCAGGATCAATAAACGGTGGCGAACGCCAGGCCGTTGATTTCCAAGAACACCGGCAGCGGTGCGCTCTGAGTCATCACCTGCTCTACGCCCGGGTCTTTCTCTACCCAGTTTTTCGGCCAGTATTCGGTGGCCACGTAGTCCGCATCGCCATCCAGGATGGCGCCGTAGGTGCGCACGCCCTCTGCACCTACAGACACAATGGCCACGCCGTTGTCCGGAATGAACAGCTGCTTGTCGCCATTGGCGTCTTCGTAGTAGCCGGCATAGGTCCATACTTCAGGGCCTGCACCGCCCAGGCGGCCCTTGAAGCTGGCCAACTGGGTGCTGGGCGCCATTTCCAGTACGGTTTCAGAGCCGCGCTGGGTGTCCAGCAGGTCTTTCTTCACGGCGTCAAAGCCGATGAATTTGCGGTAAGCGCCGCGCCCCATGATCACGTGGGTAGCCGGTGCCACCATCAGGGCAAACCAGTCTTCCAGGTCTTCGGCTGGCTTGGCGGTGGTCTGGTCCCATGCCGCTGCGCCGCCGGAGAGGTCGATGGTCAGGTTGGGATCTCGCTGAAAGTCCACTTCGGAGGTGGGGTAGTCTTCCCCTTCCACCACCACTTTGCCGGTCTGGATGATCTGGGCAACCATCCACTCTTCCCGGCGCTTGATCTTGCGGCGCTGCTCATCCAGCGTATCCACAAGGATGGCTTGCCGGCGCTGGCTGGCGCTCAGCTGGCCGCCAATGGCTTCGCCCGGAAGGCGCTTAACCATGCGTTTGGGGTCCAGCACGTTCTTCGGCTTTACATAAGCCGGGGTGAAGGCGTACTTGTTGCCGCCGCGGGTGCGCTGGGCTTTGCCCGCCACCATGGGGCTCACAAACGGGGCCAGCTTTTTGTCGCTGGACAGCTTGTCAAAGGAGATGGATTCGTCCTCAAACTCTACCTTGGTGGGGCACAGCAGGTTGAGCAGGAACGGGTTAAACGGGTCTAGCTCCCGGTACACACCCAGGAGCGTTTCGGTTTCGTATGCCATGGATCTTTTACCTCTGGTTCAGTTTTGTGTTGGCCGGGGTTTACTCAGGGGTTACCAGCCGGATGGGTGTGCCGTCGAATGCGCCGGCCTGCAGTGCTTCTGTCCAGGTTGCATCCCAGGTCAGCAGGCTGCGGTTCAGCCAGCCGCCGCGTACGATCTGGCAGCCGGTTGCTGCGCTGGTGGCATCGATGTCGTGCACCAGTGCGCCAACAGGCACCTGGGAGCCATCGGTTGCCGTTTGAACGGATTGCTTAAGCTCTCCGGTGGCGGTTACACGGCCAACTACGGTGCCGCGGGTAAGGTTTTGGCCGGACTCAAGGGTGCCGTTGCCAAAGTCGATCAGGCCGCCGAGTACCAGGTCATCATCCTGGAAGGCTTCGGTGACTGAACCAGCGAGGGGGAAGTTGCTCATCGCTTAACTCCTGAAGTTTTCTGTTAACCAGCAGTGGCTGGCTCAGTGGGTGGTAGGCTTGCGCCCGGTTGCCTGGCGGTAAGAGCCCATGATTTCGCTAAGCTCGTTTTTTTCGCCGGCGCTGGCAGCTGCCTGCGATTCTGCCGGGATGTTTGGTTGCTGGGTGTTGCCCATGGCCGCATTCAGCAGGCCTGTGGGTGCTGCGGCTTGCGGCGTGCCAGTATCCGAGGCCGCCAGGGTGGCCTTTGCATCGGCAACAGACATCTGGGTGTTGAACGCCAGATGCTGGGCCAGCTTGGTTTTTCCTTCGGCTTCTTCTGCCTGCAGGATGCCGGCAATGCGTGCCTGCTCTGTAGCAGCGGCATCGGCAGCCAGTTTGTTCGTGTCTACGGTCTCCGCCTGGGTGGTGGAGGCCTCCGGGGTGGTGGCCGGTGCGGTAGCTGCCGGCTTGTTCTGGTTTTCTACCGTCATGGTGCTTACTCCGATTTTCTGGGTGGTTTGGATGTAGTCAGAGAAGGCGGCCAGCATGTCGTGGCCGTTGATGAGCTCGTCCGCAAATCCAACTTCGATTGCGTCTTGCCCGGTGTAGATGGCCGCCTCGGTGGCAAGCACATCCGATGGGTTCAGGCCAATTTGGTCTGCCACCATGGCCGCAAATTCGTTGCGGATGCGGTCAGATTCAGCCTGAAAGTCCCGGAGCACTCGCTCCGGCAGGTTTTCGTAGGGGTTGCCGTCTACTTTGAACGCGCCGGAGTGAATCAGGGTTACGTCTACGCCGTTGGCTTTGAGCTGTTCTTCAAAGCTGGCGTGCATCATCACCACGCCTACCGAGCCTGTGCGCGCGGTGGTGGTGGTGTAGCGGTAGTCCGCTGCACTGTGGATGGCCATGCCGGCACTGCAGGCCATGTCGTAAGAGATGGAGCCGATAGGCTTCACGCCCCGCAGCTCTGCAATGCGCTTGGCGGTGTCGAAGCACCCGGCTACTTCGCCGCCCGGGGTATCCAGGTCCATCAAAATGCCCTTCACGGTGCTGTCTGCCAGGGCTTCCTGTATGCGGGCCACAATGCCGTCATAACCGGTCATGCCGGAATACGGCCGCAGGTGACCAAACTTGTGCACCAGGGTGCCGGAGACCGGCACCACGGCAATGCCGTTGATCACTTCGTAGGGTCGATTTCGGGGGCGGTCTGTCTCGAACGAATCCGCCCGCATGCGCAGCTTTTCCTGCGATTCGATCAGGCCGGATTCATCCCGCAGCGAGGTAACCCCAAGCTTGGGAGCCAGCGCGCCAAGGAATACCCGGGCGTAGCCAGGCTCCAGCAACAGCGCCTGGTTGAGTACGCGGGCTGCAATGTTGTGGTTGTGCATAGGTTTTCTCCGGGTATTAAAAACCCCGCCGGGGCGGGGTTGGTCAGGTCTTGGTTCAGGCGGTGGCCGGGGCTGCTTCGGGCTCTTCCTGGTCCGGCGCAAGGGCCAGGGCTTTTACCCAGCTGGGCGGTGGCAGGCCGGCGTTGCGGCGCTCTTCCATTTCCCGTACTTGCTGGGCAAAGACTTCCTGGTAGTCCTCTCCCATCTTCGCCAGCTCTTTTTCGTAGGTAGACAGGCCGGATTCGATCAGGAGTATGGATTCCTTGACTTCCTTCAGGCCGTCGATGGCCATGCGGCCGGAGCCAATCCACTCTGCGTTACACCAGGAAGCTTTGGCCTCCCAGAAGGTGCGGGTTGCGCCCCTTGGCAGGCGGATGATGCCCCGGTCCAGGGCTTCTTCCAGCCACAGGGCAAATACCATGCTGGCCCAGCGGCTGGCGATGATCTTGCGGCGGCCCATGTAGTAGCGCCAGCCTTCCATCATGCTGGCCCGGGCGCTGCTGTAGGTGGTGCGGCTGTAGTCTTTGGCCAGGGCTTCGTAAGGCACGTTCAGGCCTGCGGCAATCCATCGGATGATGGAGGATTCCAGTTCGCTGAAGCCGTTGTCTGCGTTGCTGCTGGTGGTGAATTTGAGGTTTTCACCGGGCATCAGGTGCGGGATTTTTACGCCGTTCAGGCGAATGTCTGCGCCTTCGTGGTAGTCCGCCAGGGTGGCCATGTAGTCAGTGAGCTTGTCGGTACTCATCTCGCCGCCGATGATTTCCATGGCGGCTTCGCTGCCCAGTTCGCTTTCGATCACCGCTGCATACATGGCGTTCACGATGGCGTTCTGCAATTTGGTTTGCTGCAGCTTGCCCAGCTGTGGCAGCTGCTCCATTACGCTCAGGAACTGGTTAGCGCCACGGGTCTGGCCATCGCCGCGGGGCTCGAATACGTGCAGGAACTGCTGCCGGCCCCAGCTGGTTTCCCGGTCTACCGGGGTCCAGATATCGCCAAGCCCGCTGTTCAGGCCCATCCCGTTGATGCTTGTGGAGCGCACCCAGTAGCGGCGGGCTGCGCCAAACCGGTCAACTTCTACGCCGCCGCGCAGGCTCTGGGAGTCAGGTTTGTTCTGCGGGTTGCAGATCCGGTGGGTGTTCACCAGTTTGATGGCGGTGTTGAACAGTGAGCCGGGCCGGTTTTCTATCCATTCCGCCGTGCCGGTGGCCTCGCCTACGGTGCTGTGGGTGGCCACTACTTCACGGATCATCATGGTGAGGGTGCGCTTGCGTTCTGCATCCACCCAGCAGTTGATGGGGTCTTCTGCGTATTCGTTGAAGGCAGCCTCTACTTCGCTGGCAAAGGCGCGGGCGTCGGCCTCACTGATACCCAGTGCACGCCACCGGGGTTTGTAGCTCAGGCGGAACAGGTGGCCAACGATGTTATCAACGTGCAGCTGTACGCCGTTGCTGGCCAAGCCGTGGTTGCGCACCAGGTCTTCCGCCCGGGCGTTGCCGGTTTTCAGGCTGGGCAGCAGGGCGGCATCAGCGGTTTGTGGGCGCGGGTTCCAGCGGCGCATTTGCCCGCCAAAGCCTTCGCCAGCGCCGGTGTATCCTGTATCGGCCTTCGGGATCGGGCGGCCAGAGCTGTCGAGTAGGTTGATGTCGGGTAGTTTCACCAGCTAACCCTCCCCGGGCGCATGCGCCGGCCAGCGCCACCCAGCTGGCTTTCCAGGCTGGCAATGTAGGCGGCCAGGTCTCGTTTGCTGGCCTGGGAAAATTCCACGGTTTTGCCATCCCGCTGAATCCGCACCACAGACTGCCCGGTAAGCAGGTTGTGGTAGGCCGTGCGGGCCTCTGTCAGTTGGGTTTCAACGCTCATCGCATTCTCCGGGCAATGTCAGCCAGGCTTCTGCCCTCTGGCTTCGAATTCTGGGTTTTGGTCTGGGTGGCTCTGGGCTTGTTGTCTGCCACCGGTGCCGGCGGTGTGGGTGCCAGCAGGTCTCCCTGCATGAGCTGTGCTTCCAGGGCGTCCCATTGGTCTGGCTTGCGCACGTGTACTTTCAGGGTTCTGGCCGCGTGCAGGGCGTAAACTTCGCAGTCCAGGCCTTCGTTGCGCACACCGGCTTTCGGTTGCCAGGTTTTGCGGCCGCCTCGTTTACGGTCCGGCGCTTTGATTTCGGCGGTTATCTGGCTGTAGTAGTCGTCTCGAACGTTGCTGTACCAATGCATCCGGCCCGGGCCGTTGCCGGTGAGCTTCAGGCGCGCATCGATGAGGTCTTTGGCCTTTTCGGTGCCCACCATGAATACCGGCAGGCCGTAGCGGGCGGCCTTGGTGGTTTTGCTGTTCACGTCTACTTTCTTGGCCGGGGTTACGATCTCCCGGTTCAGGTTGTTGGATTCGCCCTTGATGGCCATCACTTTCACGCCGCGGCCTTTGCGGCTGCGCACGTAGTGGTAAACGGCGTCGTTGGTTTGGCCGTCTGAGGAGTCGATACTGGCCGCCGATACCGGCATGTTGAAGCCCAGTTGGTGGCTGTAGGCCCCGAATATGAACTTGTCCAGCTCATCCCAGACCGGATCCGCTTTGTCTGTGCAGCTCTGTGCGGCGTAGATTTCGCCCCAGAACACCAGCCAGCTTTCTTCACCACGACCCCAGGCCCGGACGATGATGGCCAGGCGGTCGTGCTGCACATCCACGCCAACCGTGAGCACAAGGCCACCGGCCGGAACGGACAGCTCCACGTAGTTTTCGGCGCGTTCGCGCAAGGTGTCTGTGTCTGGTGCGTCTGTCTGGTATTCGTAGGAAAGGCCCAGGGTGTTGTTCACGAAGCCGATCATGTAGCTGTCGTCACCCTGCTCCAGCGCGTGCCGGGCTTTTAGGTATTTCTCTACCAGCAGGGCCAGCTTGGAGCCAGGGAACGGGCTGTACAGCTCGTTGATGTAGAACCCGGCAACGCCCCGGAAGGGCTTGTGGGCTTTCCAGTAGCCTTTGCGCACGTTGCGGTTCTTGTCCACGTCACGCCACAAAACCCCGCAATGGGGGCAGGCGTAACGGGCGGTTTCCGGCTGGGCTTTGCCGAGTACTTCATCCGGTACCGGGTTGTCTTCGTTCCAGACCACGTTTTCCCAGCTGAGTACGTGTTCATCACCGCACTCGTGGCAGGGCACCATGAACATGCGCTGATCACTGCCCTGGAACGCTTCATCCACCCGGGACAAGCCCTTCACGGTGGGCGTGCCACCGAAGATCACCTTGCGGTATTCGTAGGTTTTGGCGCGTTCTTCCAGCAGGTTGATGGAGTCGCCCTGCCCCCGGACGTTGGTGTTACAGTCGTCTGGCTCTTCTACGCAGACCACCGGGGCGGAGAGTGACTTCACGTTGTCCGGCGCGTTGGATGCCACCAGGGCCAGAAAGCCGCCGGGGAATTTCTTGTAGTCCGTACGGTTGCCGGTGGTGCGGGATGTGGATACATCCACCAGCGGACGCAGCACCGGGCTGGCTTCCACCATCGGCACGAATTTCTGATCCAGGTACTTGCGGATCGTCTTGTCTTTCGGGAACAGCAGCACGATCGGGCAAGGATCGTTATGGATCCGGCGGCCCAGGTAGTTGTTCCACACACCGTCTGTCCATGCCACCTGGGCAGACTTCCGGCAAACCACCTTCTTCACCCGGGTATCATCAAGCGCATCGAGCATGCCGGGCACCCACGGGGTAAGGTCCGTGGAGTATTTGCCGGGCATAGGGCTGCTTTCCTGCGCCAGATACCGGTTCCGGTTCGCCCAATCAGTTGAGCTGATCTTCTCCGGCGGCTGGAATTTGGCCAGAGCCTGGGTGACTACCAGGTTCAGGTTCGCGGCCAAGCGCTGCCAGCTGTCGGAGGACGGATCTAGAATGCTCATTCAGTAGCTCGATATCGAGATCGATGTCGTACAGCGTGTCGATCTCTGTCTTGAGTTTCGGGTTGCCGGTCAGCAGTTCGCTCCGGATAGACAACGCCACGGATTCCAGTCGAGCCCCTACCAGTGCCGCTGGCACCAGTTCTTCAAGATCTTTCGCCAGGGCCAGCTCTTCCCGGTCCCCTTTGATTCGTTCCAGCCGCTCACGGGCAGACTCACGGCGGGCGCCATTTACTGCCCGGTCCATCAGCCACTCGTGCACGTCTTGCGTGTCGTATTCGTTCGACTGGCCACGGCCGCCGGCCCTGGCAATCGGAAACGTGGGATCTTTCTGGTACTCCGTGAAAGACCGTTCAGACACGCCGAAAATTTCAGCGAGCTCTCTCTTGTTAACTCGCTTACCCATCGATAACTACCTGATTCAGAACTAAGGAAGGAAGGCCAAGGGTGCCCTGAGTCTGCGAAAAAACCGCGAGTCTGCGCCCCCTCAGCAGGCCAGGTTCCAGGAAGGACCCGTGCCCATTCCGGACATCACATGGTCACCCGAAAATCTGTGGCGCCGGTGCTCACACACCGGACCGCAGTAACTGCATTGGCCATCACGCTGCTGGTGTAGCCGGCAACGTCACCATCGGGCCAGACTTT